AGCAGCTACAATTAAACGCAAGCTTGCCAAGCGGCTCGAAGAAACGCTACAGGAGATCAAAAGGCTCGAAGAAGAAAATATTGGAGCCTACCGAATCATCCCCCCAGACGAGTGAACCTGTAGTAGAAAAAGTAGCAGCACAAGTAAAACCTGTAGAGTTTGATGTTGACACTGCACAAGAAGTAGTGTTTAAACCAAACCCAGGACCACAGACACACTTCTTATCCGCATCTGAAAGAGAAGTGCTGTATGGTGGGGCGGCTGGTGGTGGCAAATCGTATGCTATGCTGGCTGACCCACTTCACGGTTTAAATGACCCTAACTTTAGTGGTCTACTAGTTCGACATACTACGGAGGAACTACGTGAACTTATACAAAAAAGTCAAGAGCTTTACCCTAAAGCCGTTCCAGGTATTAAGTGGTCTGAAAGAAAGAGTCAGTGGATTAGTCCAAGGGGTGGTAGACTTTGGATGTCGTACTTGGACAAAGACATGGACGTTACTCGTTACCAAGGTCAAGCGTTTAACTGGATCGGGTTCGACGAATTAACACAGTGGCCTACGCCTTATGCGTGGGATTATATGCGTTCACGTTTACGTAGTGCACATAGTAGCAACTTAGGTTTATACATGAGAGCTACAACAAACCCTGGTGGTGCAGGTCATGCTTGGGTTAAGAAGATGTTCATTGATCCCAGCGCAGCAGGTAAAGCTTTCTGGGCTACGAACATTGAGACAGGTGAGACTATCACGTTCCCTAAAGGGCATAGCCGTGAAGGTGATCCACTATTTAAGCGTAGGTTTATTCCTGCTAGTTTGTTTGACAATCCATACCTAGCAGATACTGGTGACTATGAAGCAATGCTTTTGTCACTACCAGAACATCAGCGCAAGCAGTTGCTAGAAGGTAACTGGGACATTAATGAAGGAGCAGCGTTCCCTGAGTTTAACAGAAGCATTCACGTTGTGGACCCTATCGACATACCTGACTCCTGGCCTAAGTTTAGAGCTTGCGACTATGGTTACGGCTCCTACACAGGAGTACTCTGGTTCGCTGTTGCGCCAAACGAGCAGTTGGTTGTCTACAGAGAGCTTTATTGTTCTAAGGTTACGGCTACCGATCTAGCCGATATGATCTTAGATGCGGAAGCAGATGATGGAACTATAAGGTACGGCGTGTTAGACTCGTCCCTCTGGCACAAAAGAGGAGATACTGGCCCGTCACTAGCAGAGCAAATGAATATGAAGGGTTGTCGTTGGAGACCTTCTGATCGCTCTCGTGGCTCAAGGGTAGCTGGTAAGAACGAGATTCACCGCCGTTTGCAGGTGGATGAGTTCACTGAACTACCAAGACTTGTGTTCTTCTCCACCTGCACCAATACTATAGCGCAAATCCCTACGATTCCGCTAGATAAGAAGAACCCTGAAGACGTTGATACAAATGCTGAAGATCACTTGTATGACGCACTACGTTATGGTATAATGACTAGACCACGTAGCTCAATCTGGGACTTTAACCCCGCAAAACAAAACTCTGGCTTTCAGATGTCGGACTCAACTTTTGGATACTAAGTAAATGGCAGAAATAGATGATCTATCCTTCGAGACAGACGAAGTAGTAGCAGCCGAATCAAGTGAGGATAGTCTGTTTAGCAGCTTAAACAGTATTGTTGGCTTTGTAACAGATCGCTTTAAACGTGCTGAAGATGCACGACTAGGTGATGAAGAACGTTGGCTACGCTCCTATCGTAACTATCGTGGTATCTATGGACCAGAAGTACAGTTCACGTCTAGCGAAAAGTCTAAGGTATTTGTTAAAGTAACTAAGACTAAAACACTAGCTGCATATGGTCAGATCGTTGACGTACTATTCGGTAACAACAAGTTCCCTCTTTCTGTTGAGCCATCCGTTCTGCCAGACGGTGTAGCAGAATCAGTACACATCAATGTTGATCCTAATGCTGGCCCAGCGCAAGGTGCATTAGCAGAAGCGTTTGGGCAAGAACCAACTAAGCCTTACTTAATTGGACCTGACACAAAGCTAGAACCAGGTGAGACACGTACTACACTCATGAAACGCTTAGGTGGTATGCAGAACAAGCTAGCACCTGTAAGCGATAAGATCATTGAGGGTGACGGTACTACACCTACAAGTGTTACATTCCATCCTGCTATGGTAGCAGCTAAGAAGATGGAGAAGAAGATTCACGATCAGCTAAACGAGTCAGGTGCATCTAAGCATCTACGCTCTATGGCTTTCGAGATGGCACTACTAGGTACGGGTGTAATGAAAGGCCCGTTTGCAGTAGATAAAGAATACCCTAACTGGGAAGACGGTGAGTACGATCCATTAATCAAGACTGTACCATCTACTAACCACGTAAGCGTGTGGAACTTCTACCCAGACCCAGAAGCTGCAAGTATGGATGATGCAGAGTATGTAGTAGAGCGTCACAAGATGTCACGCAATCAACTACGTGCACTACGTGGTCGCCCTTACTTTATGGATGACTCTATCCAGATGGCTATTGATAAAGGTGCAGACTATGTACGTAAGCACTGGGAGATGAAGATGGAGGATGACGATAGTCACCCATCTGAGACTGAGCGCTGGGAAGTTCTAGAGTTCTGGGGTTTTGTTGATACAGACTTACTAGAAGAGAATGGTATTAAGATACCTCGTGAGCTACGTAAGTTAGCAGAAGTAAACGCTAACATCTGGGTATGTAACGGTGAGATTATCCGTTGTGTACTTAACCCATTTAAGCCTACACGTATTCCTTACTATGCTGTACCTTATGAGCATAACCCATACAGCTTCTTTGGTGTTGGTATTGCTGAGAACATGGATGATACACAAACATTGATGAATGGCTTCATGCGAATGGCTGTTGACAATGCTGTATTATCTGGTAACCTACTGATTGAGATAGATGAAACAAACCTCGTACCAGGACAGGATTTGTCCGTATACCCAGGAAAAGTGTTCCGCAGACAAGGTGGTGCACCAGGACAAGGCATCTTTGGGACCAAATTTCCCAACGTTGCTGCAGAGAATATGCAACTCTTTGATAAAGCTAGGGTCTTGGCTGACGAAAGTACTGGATTCCCAAGCTTCGCCCACGGGCAAACAGGAGTATCAGGAGTGGGTCGTACCGCTAGTGGCATTTCTATGCTTATGTCTGCAGCTAACGGCTCTATTCGCTCTGTAGTTAAGAACGTAGATGATTATCTCTTAGCACCTATGGGTCGAGCATTCTTTGCGTTTAACATGCAGTTTGACTACGATGAAGGTATCAAGGGTGACCTAGAAGTTATTGCTAACGGTACTGAGTCACTTATGGCTAACGAAGTACGCTCCCAGCGCCTAATGCAGTTCTTGGGTGTCGTACAGAACCCAGCACTAGCACCCTTCGCTAAGATGGACTACATTATTCGTGAGATCGCTAAGAGCATGGACCTTGATCCTAACAAGGTAACTAACTCTATGCAGGATGCAGCTATCCAAGCTGAGATTCTTAAAGGGTTCCAACAACCAGCACCACCTCCTCCTGAAGCAGCTATGGGTGGCCCAGCGCCAGTAGGACAAGAAGGTCCAGCAGTTCCAGCAGGGGCAGCACCACAGGATCAGACAGGCGCAGGTGGCGGTACTATTGGGACAGGCGTAGCACCAGTACCAGGTGAGGAAGGGTTCTCTGGTAATGTCGCTTAAAGCATTCGTAAATAATAAAGCTGAGTGGGACGCATTCTGTGAAGAGCTAGATGAGATGATCGGAATTATGCAGAAACGCTTAGAACAATCAGAACACGTAGTAGAGATACACAAGACGCAAGGTGGTATTGGTGCACTGCGTAGACTAAAATACTTGAGGGATAAAGTTAATGGCGGATGAAAAAGCAGACTTTGAGAGCCTAGAAGACTATAAAGAGTTTCTATCGAGCTTAGATGACATAGCAGAGTTCAGGGATAAAAAGGGCGATAAATATTCAGAGACAGCTAAGCGAATTAATACTTTTTCTTATCCATCAAGAAAGACTTCTCCGATTACTAGAGTAGAAGGTGTACCTCTTACAATAGCTGGAAATGAAGTCTTAAAGCATAAAGAGTATAAAGATGAATATTTATCTAATAATCCATCACATGAGATAATTAAAGCTGATGGAACAAAGGATAGAGAGTTTTCATACGACTTAAGTAGAGAATCAGGGGCTGCAGAGGGTGCTACGTTTTTAGAGGCTTTAGTAGCTGAGTTTGAGGTACTAGCAAATAAAGAAGCTGAAGGTAAGATATCAGAAAAAGAACAAGGTTTACTTGATTCTTATAGGGTATTCCTGACAGAAAGAACAGGATATGCAGAAGGTGGTATGGCTATGGATGAACAAATGGATGCGGTATTTAAGTCTAGCCGTACAGATATAGACCCTGTGTCAGGCAACGAAGTACCACCAGGTTCTCTACCTGAAGAAGTACGTGATGATATTCCTGCTATGTTAAGTGAGGGTGAATATGTTGTCCCTGCTGATGT